AAGTTATCACTATCAGCATCTGCAATAGTTGGTCCTGCTTCAAATTCCCACGTTAATGTTGTGGATACTTTAAAGTTACGTCTTTGCCACTGATGTCTCTGTTCTAAAAACTTAAAAACAGGGTCATTAGTAGCTTTTTTTGCCACCTTCGATAAATATACGAAGAATGGACTTTGTTGTGGTGCTAACTCAGCGACTCTTTCACCAAAATTAAACTTACGTCTAGTATCGTCTAAACTGGTGGAAGAATTCGATGTATTCGGACCACTCAAATTCGAATAAATTGTTGCCATTCTATCCCATCCTTTTATTTAACCCTCTATCAGCTGCTTTATTAAGCCTTCAAGTAGGGTATATTAAAGTTATTTCCAAGGGTTTTTACTATTAAAATCCCCAATCATAGTATCAATCATCTTATCTTCTATAGTTCTTCCATCAACGTTAGATTGTCCAGAAGGCATCACTCCCATAGAGGATGGTACTTGCTGAGCATTCTTTGTTTGTTGAAATGATTGACTTGGAGCAGGAGCACTAGTTTGAGTAGTATTTCCACTTCCTTGCAATCTATATAGTTGAACAAGATTATCAATATTTACAGAAGCTGGGTCAGACATTTTAGTTAGAAAATCATTAGCCTCATTAGAATCCATACCATGATGACCTGTTACATAAGATAAAATTTCAGATTTTTGTTTAGAAGCATTTTGAGAGGCTTGTTGCCTTTTAGCTTCTTCTACTCTTTTCTGTTCCATACTATCAAATTTTTCTTGTAACAACGCATTTTGGTATTGAGTATGTAAACCATTATATTCTACCATTTGTTCATCCCAATCTTCTTTCGCATCTAAATACCTAGCACTCTCACTAGACGAATCTGTAAAAGCTTCTTCTCTAGAAAATGCTCTAGGTCTTTGTGGTTTTTCAGGAGGTGCTGGAAATTCTTCCATAGGTTGAGAAACTGCCTCTTGAGGAGCAACTTGAGAAGGTTGATTCCCTTGAGAGCCAATCCTTCCTTCAAGTTCTTTTATCCTCTGGTCTTTTTTATCAGACTGAGATTGCCAATATTGATATCTTTTAGTATCATTATCAACTACCTCAGGTTGAGGGGTTTCTGCTTGAATACTTCCATTATCACTTACTTGGGGTTGTCCTTGTTCTGGAACCTGTTCAGTGTTTCCTTCATTACCTGTAGTAAAAACATCAGAAATATTTTGAGAACCCTCTTGAGTAACATTATCACCGCCAAATACTGCTTCTTCTAAAGAAGTATATTGTTGGTCATTAGAACCTTCTTGAGGGGTATCTGTTTGTATATTATCTTGTGTCATTTCTTTCTCCTTTTTGCTGCCCCACTATTGCCACCAGAGGAGGGTGAGCTAATTTTCGTTGTAGCATCTTTAATGCCTTGTTTTACTGTGGCTAAGCTATCATCAAGTCGTTTATCATAAAGTGTTCCTGCAGCTTTAGCTTTAGTGCTAATCTGGTCAAGGTCTCCTTTAAACTTCTCAACTTCAACTTTTTTCCTAAGGTTAACGGCTTCTCTATCTCTAGTTTGCAGGTCACCTTTAAGTCTTTTATTTTCTTCAGTAGACTGTTTCAATTGTTGTTGTAATTTAGCAATCTCATCAATTCTTTGCATAACACCTTCCATATCGAAAACTTCTGTTTTCTTAAGAACTTCTTGCCTATCTATTAAACCTTTTTGATAAGCATCCATATAGAACTCAAGTTCTGCATATCTATTACTTGGTAATGTAGAACCTGTGACTACTATCACATCATACCTACCAAGTGTTATATCATTCATTACTTTAATTTCACCTGTTTTATCATCTACAAGTCTTTTATTTACAATATATTCACTCATAGAATTATTAGGTTGTATTACTCTAAAAATCTTTTGAGATGTGTATAATTGCTGCATTAACGGAATAGCCAATTGACCTACTCTTACTAATGCAGATTCTACATCTGCTAGTTTAGATTTCATTTTTCTTTGTCCAAATTCATCTATCGATATAGTAGCTTTATATGTTTGAGGAGCAACTTGACTATTCCCCATCATCATTTCATATAATCCCAAAGCATGGTCTATATCACTTTTTGCAGTATTCTCATTTTGATATAATTCATTTGGAAGAGGAGTTGGTTGAACTGGCATAGGCGCTCCATCTGTCGGGTCATATGGAATAGCAACACCTGGTTGAGCCCATTTCTCTTCAAAATCCTTCATATCTACACTACCTTCTGGAACAAGTATTTTAGTATTAGTACTTGTAGTAGCATGTGCAATTATCAAAGAACGTGTTTTATTTATATATTCTTGCAATCCCTTTACAAGTCTAACATCACTCATAGGATATGGAGTTCTTGTATGTATATTCATAATAGGAACTATTGGATAATTCTCAATAGGCATTACTCTAGAATATAAGTGAGTCTCTCCCATTATAATACATTGATTAACCTTCTTAGTAGTTATCCGAACAACTTCAATAAGTTGCCTCTGTACTAATTCTTGATAGTTTACTTGGTCAGCTGGAATTTCAGCAACTTCATCTTCTGCTATAACCATAGCTTCTTTTTCTGTATATCCTGATTGTAATAACTCCTGTAACTTAATAGCTATTGCAGATTGTCTTTGTTTTTGCAATTGCATAATTAATTGCTTTGCTTTATCTAAATCAGTAATAATTTGACCACCTATTTCCCAAGCAGTTTGGTTAAGATATTCGTCATATTCATTTTCTGCTATTAATTCTTCCTTACCAGAAAATCGTTCAAATGTACGATATTCATCAACATCTACTTTATAATATCTTTCATATCCTCTTATATATTCTTGATTATTAACTCTACCTACATCTTCTGGAAAAGTAGTTTCACCATCATCTTCTCTTTCAGTAAAAGGAGCATTAAAATCAACCTTATTTCCAGAATCAGAATCAGCATTTTCAATCTTTTTAGCATACATAGGATATAATTTCTTAGCTTGGTCTTTAGTAAAAAGCTTAGATATTATAACATTTTCTGCATCATCAAAAAGCTTATGTCGACTATTAGGGTCAACATATACATCTAAAGGGTCTACATCATGAATACAAACTTCGCCCTTGCCCATATCCATCATTGGGTCTTGATATATAAGTATATATCCTACACCCATAACATAATAATCATCTACTGCTTGTCTTATTACTGTCTTACCTTCTGATATATCATACATATATGAAAGCAATGCACTCATTACTTGCGCAACCTTATTATCAGAATCCTCTCTTGGAGCACATCTAAAAGAAGGTCTATTAGCTGTAAGCATAGCTTTAGCAGCTTCTACAGCAGGATGGATTCTATTAATTACTATTGCAGCTTGTCCTCTAGACTCTAACGTCTCTCTTTGTGCTGCTGTCCATTGTTTACCCAATCTAAATTCTTTATCTTCTTTAGCTTGTGCTGCCCAATTATCTCTTTTACTTGAATAGGTATCAAATAGCTCTAAAGTCTCATTTACTAATTCAGAACCTGATTTTTCACCTTTTTTTGAATATGCCATATGCCTAATTTACCACTTATATTGTCATCCAATCAAGCGTTTTTTTCTTTATTCTCCATTCTTCTTCAGGAATAGGTTCATAATCCTTGATTCTACAAGGTTTTGCACCATCTAATGCAGTCCATATAGCATCCATAATATCATCATGTTTTCCTTTAGGATATGAAAGAAACTCTTGTTGAGCAATCATATGTTCTGGTTTAAAATAAAATGTACCCTTTGCAAATAAAGGGACAAGTGATAATAATCTTTCTGATTTAGAATTTCTAGGTTTAACACCAGATTCTAATCCAGGTATATAAAGTTGTTCTTCCTTCATTATTTCTCGTACTGCAGTTCTTAATGCTTCCTGATATCCTACTGTTTCAACCTTAATTCTTCTAGGTTTAAATTTCTTATAGATATCTATTATCTTTTGAGGTTGTTCTGCAGGAGATATCTTGTCTCTATATATATCTATAATATATTTATTATTGTTATTATCTATAGCAATAGTAGCAATAACAAAGAAGTCAGCCCTAATAGACAGGCTACTTGCAGGGTCCACTCCAGTATAGAGCTCAACGGGTTTAATTTTTTCATTTTCTAATCCTTCATTTTTAATTAATACATTCTGGCCATCTAACCTTTTATGCTCATAACTATGCAATTTAATCCATTCAGGCTGAAAAGGAGCATCTTCTGGAGATTGTGCTATATTCATGTATTCTTGATAGAATCCATTAATATTTCCAACAGAAGAAAATTCATCCTTTATTTGAAGGATTCTTTCTTTTGGGAACCTTTCAGGCCAAATACTCTCTTCCTTGTCATTCCATATGGAAAACCATAATACATTCCAAGCAGAAGACTCTTTTGCCCAGTAAAGGAAACAATCTTCAGAGATTACGGTACCAATCATTGC